AGCAGCATAGTCTTTGTTTTGTGTGCCTGCTTGGTCACCCAAGTTATGTGGAGTAGTGGGTTGCCAATACGCAGCATCGCCTATGGCAGTACCGGGCGGCACTGGTTGCAAGGATGTGTAGTAGTTGTCGCCGTCGATCACAACTGATCCTGGCGGATAATAATTGCCTGGATCCCAAATGTTGGGTGTGCCTGGTATTTGATTGGTAATATCTTCGTACTCTTGGCTCATTACCAAGGGTGTGGCCTTCACACGCCACAGGTGCGGCAACCAAGTTTGACTGAAACCTTCTGAAGCAAAGTTCGCATCCTGAATCACATAAAAGCGCGGCAAGGGCGGCTTTGTTCGGTCCAAGGGATTCCAATCTTTCAAGTTGGGAAACTCCAGCACATCGCCCACCATCAGCTTGCGCTGGAATGTGTCGATCATGTCGTTGTAGTGGAATGTGATAAACAGGGTATCGTTGTTCAAAAACAAACCAAACTGTATTAGGTCAAAGTCAATGTCCTGCTGGCGATAAACACCGCGCATGACGTAAATGTCGGGGTCGTATGCCCGATCGCGTATTTCGCCCAACAACAAGTCCTGCACAAACAAGGGATTGTTGACCTGATAGTTTGGCTGTGTTGCATCGCCGTTGACACCGGTATCGGTTGAATCATCTGCGGTAGTTTTTGGACCTAAATATTTGTGGATATATATGTCGAGTCCGCCCACAGTAAATTGCTCACTGATGGTACGATCAAAGAAGCGATAATCATTCGTCTTATTGGGACGATACATACTCAGGCGTGGAATTTTATTTCTCCGTTTCTACTATTTAGCAGTAATTTTTAACGGTTGACCACTAACCAAAAGGCTGTTACAATGCTATATAAATTTGAAACTCTGCGAGAATACCATGAACGCAACTGCAAAAAAACCTGTCGCTAAAAAAGCTGTTGAAAAAACAGTACATAAACCTCTCAAATCTATGACTCCACGTAGTCAGGATATTGGGTACGGCCCGGAACCTACCTGGGCCACGCAACCTGCAGAAATGGAACGTATCAGTGCCATGACCAGAATGTTCAACTGGTATAACTATCACTATGGCAAAAAAGAAGCCAAGGACTGCATCATAGATTGGTTAATGCGTAATGATCGTGCTGTAGATGCCAAAGCATTTAATCGAGTACCCGAAGCTGCTGTTTACAAAATAGGTATTGGTTGGATCTGCCGTGCCAATCTCTTGGGCCTTGAAATCACAGCCAAAGAACTAGCTACCATTAACGAAACTATTGCGGAGTATATCACTGCCGGAAAGTCAGTTAAAGAAGTTGTTGAAGAAGCAGTGGTAGCAGTCAAGCCCAACATTCAAGATCGCCTGCGTGAGAAAATGTCGGAAGCTGCTGGCGAGCTGGAAGGCATGTACGATGAAATGATCTTAGCCGGTGGCAAGATGTCAGCCGACTACAAGCCTGTGAGCTTATTGCGTAGCATGAATGTAGCACCACAGCTGATTGGGCAAGTTAAAGAAATTTGGCAACGTCGCTTGGTGGAACTCAAAGAAGTTGCAGTAGGCAAGGATGGCGACCTAACAGAAGGCTACGGACATTTTGGTAAATTACAAGTACGCAATTTTATTAAATTTGCGGAACAAGTTGTTGCTGACTGCGATGCTTATGTACAGATCAAGAAAGTAGAGCGTAAGCCACGTGCTAAAAAAGCAGTGCCACTTGAAAAACAAGTGGCCAAGTTTAAGTATCTTAGAGAATTTGCAGAGCTTAAACTCAAAAGCGAATCGCCTACCAAACTAGTAGGTGCAAGTGAAGCGTGGTTTTATGATACCGCAAAGCGTAAACTAATCCACGTGGTAGCAGACACGCACTTGGGAACATTCTTTGTCAAAGGATCTGCGATTGTGGGATTTGATCCGGCTGCAACTGTGCAAAAAACTCTGCGTAAACCTGCAGAACAGATCAAAAGCATTGTCAGCGTAGGCAAGCCTGCTGCTCGTAAGGCATTTCGGGATATCAAAGCTACCGAAGTCAAGTTCAATGGGCGTGGCAACGATAACTTGATCATTCTTAAAACGTACTAAATATTGGGGCAAGGAGCCCCAATATGGCAGACCAAACATTAGATCCACTTAAAAAACAACTGATTGAATATGTACAGCTTCAGCTGGCCAGCGGCATTATTGATGTCGAAATGGACCCGGCACACTACGAAGCTGCATATCAACGTACCATTGGTGTATATCGTCAGCGCAGTCAAAATGCCTACGAAGAAAGCTATAGCTTTATGCAGCTATTAGACAATGTAAACGAATACACATTACCGCAAGAAGTCACACAAGTACGTCAAATCTTCCGTCGCACTATCGGTCTCAGTACCGGTGGCGGCGGTTCTAGCTTTGATCCGTTTGGTGCAGCAACCTTAAACGTGTACCTGTTGAATTTTAATCAATCGGGCGGCAGCTTGGCCACATACGACTTCTATCAACAGTATGTTGAACTGGCAGCACGTATGTTTGGTGGCTATATCAACTACACGTGGAATCCTGTAACCAAAAAGCTACAGCTGATTCGAGATCCTAGAGGAACAGGGGAAACTGTGTTATTATGGACCTATAACTTACGCCCTGAAATTATACTGTTAAGCGATTTTCAAATTAGCCAGTGGATCAAAGACTACATGGTTGCTGCCAGCAAGTACATTATTGGCGAAGCTCGTGAAAAATTTGGCACTATTGCAGGACCCAACGGTGGCGGCACCTTAAACGGTGCAGCTATGAAATCAGAAGGTCAAGCAATGATGGACAAGTGCATCGAAGACCTAAAGCTATACGTTGACGGATCACAGCCACTTACTCTTGTTATTGGCTAACAACAGCTAGACACGCTGCGATGATTCTGCTATAATAACTTTATGGCAGATTTAATGATCGATATTGAGGGCTTAGGCACTGGCCCAGACACTACTATTCTAACAATAGCAGCTCAAAGCTTTGATCCCTTGGGGTCGGGTTACTATGAGCAGTTTTATTACGCCCGTATCACCTTAGAAAGCCAAGAAAACCGTAGCATACAACAAAGCACAATAGACTGGTGGGCATCACAACCGGACCATGCACGGGAAGAAGCGTTTAACGAAGAAGGTCGTATTCCGTTAGACCAGGCACTAGATGAACTGGGTTGGCTAATTTGGCATAGTAAGCGTGTCTGGGCCCAAGGTCCCACTTACGATATGAACATTATAGAACATGCGTACAAGAGCTATGGAAAACCTATCCCCTGGCAGTTCTATAGTGTGCGGGATAGTCGCACTCTTTGCAGTATCTGGCCAGATCGACCCAAGCCCCCAACTACACATCATGCACTGGAAGATTGCCGTAAGCAGATCGATCTGGTGCAAGCAACACTTAGACACTTGAACGTTAAGGAACTATCATGATCATTGGAATTTGCGGCCTAATTGGATCAGGCAAGGACACTGTAGCTGACTACTTGGTAAACGTACACGGGTTTAGACGAGAAAGCTTTGCAGGTACATTAAAGGATGCTGTAGCAGCAGTATTTGGGTGGGATCGTACCTTGCTGGAAGGTCGTACTAAAGCATCAAGAGAATGGAGAGAACAAGTAGATCCTTGGTGGGCAGAACGCCTGAACATGCCCAATCTAACTCCACGCTGGGTTCTACAATACTGGGGTACTGAAGTAATGCGTCGAGGCTTTCACGACGATATTTGGATTGCCAGCATTGAAAATAAGATTCGCAACTTACAAGATAATGTAGTGATATCTGATTGCCGTTTCCCCAACGAAATTTCCAGTATACGTTCAGCAGGCGGCCGTATTATACGCACTTGCCGCGGACCCGAGCCTGAATGGTATAATTTTGCTCTGCAGGAAAATCTACAAAAATCCGAGGAGGCCAAATGGGAATTGATCGAGCGAAAAGTACATGCCAGCGAAACTGCCTGGGTTGGAACTGATTTTGATCATATGCTGGACAACAACGGAACCATGGATCACTTGTATGCTCAAGTAGATCACATTGTTAAAAATCAGGCGTAATATCTCCGGCACGCCACGGCAGTTCCGATCGAACCACTTCAGCTACACAGTTTAAACAGATAGTTTTCAAGTTTAGTGTAGCACAATCATTTAAATTACCATTTATGTGATACACAGTTAATTGTGTATGATGTCTTGCCCGAAACCCACAGCGATCGCATGTGGGTTTTTTCTTGTAGCCGGCAGTAAGCCACCTTGGCTTAGCTGCCTTTATTTTTTTGCTTAGTCTGATACAGACATTACAGCGGCTACGATAATACAATTTGCCACGGTGGTAGCCATTTATAGCAGCGGGATTTTTATTGCAAACCTTGCATAGCGGTCTCATACAGCTATTTATTGATTAGACCTTAATCAAGGTTGCTTAACGGTCGGTTTTTTGATCTATCGAATAAATATCAGTATCCAATTTTAATAAGGAATCACCATGGCACTAGAATCTCCCGGCGTAGAAGTAATAGTAGTTGATGAGTCAAGCTATCTCCCTGCAGCCACCAATTCCGTACCTTATATCTTACTTGCAACAGCACAAGACAAAATTTCTGGAACTGGCGTAAATGTCGCCCCGGGAACTCTGGCTGACAACGCAGGCAAGGTATATTTAGTTACCAGTCAGCGAGATTTAGCTGCTACATTTGGTAATCCATTCTTTTACAAAACCAGTGATGGAACACCAATTAACGGTTACGAGTTAAATGAATACGGTCTTCTTGCAGCACATTCTGTGTTGG